ACGCACGGTCTCGGGATGAGTCCCGAGAGCCGAAGCGATCTCCCGAACGGTTAAGAGTTTTACGCTCACGCAAGCGAATGTAGCAGCGTGTTGCAAACTGTCGAGAGAAATCTTTGAGAGATTTACTCGGAAGGTTGTTGAAAGCCTCTGCGGGCGGCGATTGGCGTGAGGGTTTGGCCGGATTGAGTCAGTTCCCGAACGAACTGTTTCTTCGCCACAAGCAGGCCATCATCGTATGCCCTCTGGAGCAGCTTGAGCTTGCGCTCGTCACCACCCTGCTGGAATCGCGGGCGCATGAATTCCTGCTCAGCAAACAACCGCCGATATTTTCCAACGAGTTCGCTGTACCGGTCATACTGCTCCGGTTCCATGCGGTCGTAGGTCTTCTGCTTCCAAGTCAGGCTGGGATTCGGAACCGAGGGGATCGCGCTGTTGTCAGCAGTCCTGCGCCAGATCGAGTAAATCGAGGTGTTGAGCGGGTCGGCATCGATGTCGCGAGCCTTCCAAGCGTTGAAGAACTGGTAGACCCACGGATTGCTACCCTTCGGGGTCTGCTCAACTGCATCTCCCCACAGATCGCGGCGCACGGGCATCGCATTCGGATCTTTCGCACCTGGGATCGCCAGACCGAGAGCGGCATACCGCTGGTTCAGTTCATCAACCGTATCCTTGATGAAGCTCTGGCCACCGATAACTGGCAACTTGTCGCGCTCGGCGCGGCGCATGGAACCGAGAATCGCAGGAGCCACTGGGGAAGCGGCGGTCACCGCAAAGTTCTTGATCCATCGATCCATCGATGATGTTGATTCCTGCGAGAGGAGCTTGAGGAAGTCGCTGGTTCCCTTGAGGAACTGCTGCTCCATCACGAAGTTGAGTCCAGATTGAGGAACCGCCTTGAAGACTGATGTGGCAAGCTCCTCATTGGTGCGCCCACGCTCGGCCTGACGCAATGCGCTACCGGCCATGATGCCCAATGCGCCAGCCGTACCGAGTGACGACAGATCGACCACGGTATCGCCGCCTTGGAAGTCTGCTTTGCCGCCGTTCACCAGCCGTTTGACGGCAGAGAGGTTGATCGTACCAGGAGGCATCACCCCGCCAGCCTTGGCCAACTCACGAGCCTTGTTGGTCTCGCCGGGAGTATCGAGGTTAGGAGTGATTGCGCCCTTGTGGTAGAGGTAACCGAACGCCGTGGTGACCATCGCTCCGATGGCGATCCGAGATACGGCGATATTCCGCTCACGAGGGGTCATCTTGCTCCAATCCTGCAACGCACCGGCTGGCGTGAACTGAAGAGCCTCTGCGGCTACGTTGATCGGGGTCTTCTGGAACAGCGAGATGAGTCGATACGGGACGTATCCGGTGGCACCAAGCTTGTCTTTGATAAAGCGATTGATTCCAGCCACAGCCTGAGTCGCGGTGTTGTCCTGCTGGAACACGGCTTTGGCCGATTCGGATGCAATGGTTGCGAGGTCGTCCTCAGTGAATCCTTTGCGCCCACGTTGGGCTTCGGCATCGGTTACAAACGCCAGCTTTGGATCGCGCATGGCGATCTGGATCTGAGCTTCGGAGAGACCTTTCTGGCGACCGATCTCACCGATGATGCGGGCGCGTTCGGCTTGCTTGAACGGGATGTCGGTGGCTTGCGTGAGGCGAAGCATGATGTCCGGCAGGATTCCGACAGTGGCCTCGGTCAGGTTTCGAGCGGACAATGCGGAGCCAACTTTCCCTGCGGCCATGTCTTCCGCGATCCGCCGCCATGCACGTTGGAAGTTGAGAGGGTTTCCGCTATCGGTTCCCACTTCGTATGGCATCGCATTGGAACCCTTGAGAAGGGTCTTAACAAACGATGGTAGTGAACGCTCGATGGCTTGGATGCGATCAGTGGTTCGAGCGCGTATGTTGAACGAGTTGTTCTTGTCCTTCGAGAACGTCGCATCAATGGCTGCGGCACCAACGTCACCAAGTTCGCGCAGCGGGTAGTTGATGGCGTTGCCAACCACGTTGCGGACGATTGAGATGGGACCCATCACGGAGCCTTGGACCATCGAGATGAACAGGTCTGCGGCATCGGCTGGGTTGATCTTGGCAAGCTGCTCGTTGAGGATGACATCGACCTCGGATCGTTTTGCGTCGGCCAAGTCCAGTTGCTTGATGCTCTGATTGATCGCGGCGACATCGTTGGCAGCGAAGGCATCGCGAGCAACCTGACCAGCAGCGAGGACTTCATCGTTGGCCAACTTGAGCCTGTTCGCTCCATCCATGAGGATAGCCGCTTGCTGCTGAGTCATCTCAGGACGCTTCTTGGCAGCGAGCGAATCCTGAACAAGTCGAACCAATCCCTCTGGCGTAGACGAGTTGAGCAACTTGAACTGGTTGATGAGCTGACCCCAAGTGGTTCCGCTCTTTGCGAGAGCCAGTGCGGTTTTGCTCGCACCGGTCATATCACCAGAGTTGAGCTGGCGACTGAAGATCTCCATACCAGACGCGACTCTGGTGTTGGATGCAGAGTCTGCCAGATCAGCGTTCAGTTCAGACAGCGACATCGCTGATGCGCGATCAGCAACTTGGGCGACGTTCTGCTGAGTGTACTGAGCTTCAGGAGACTGGCCCACTGTTTCGCGAACTTCAGTGGGAAGCTGTTCTGCCTCAGCAACGCGACCTGCGAAACTGCGAGTCTTCTGTTCTTCTCCGCGCTGGAACCGCTGCTCCGTTGCTTTCGGAGCATTCACGCCCTTCCAAGGAACGGACTCGGTGGTCGCGTAATGCATCCACGCGATGGCATCCTCAGGGGAAATCTTGCCGGTGAAGAGTTGTTTGGTTGAAGCCTTGAAAGCTTTGAACCAAGAGCGGATCTCGCTGCGCTGGATGTTTGGAATCTGCTCACCAAACGCCTGAATGAGACCTTCTTCCAATGCAAGTTCTTGCGCTCGCTTCGGCGTGAGCTTGCCTTCTTGGACCTCAGCATTGCGGGCCAGAAGCTCGCTCTTGTAGGCGGGGCTATCCTGAGCGGATTCGAGCAGCGACTTCCGCATCGACGGGTTCGTGACACCTTGGAACACATCGTGTCCGATTTCATGGATGGCCGTATCAACCGTTGCCATGAGCGGATTGACCCGCACTATGCGGTTTCCCGTATTGGGATCGGACAGGTACATACCGCGAACTTCGGTGGAACCTGCAAACGGACGATCCAGTTCGATGGTCAGATTACGGCGAGCAGCAATCTTGGCGGCTGAATCGATGTCAGCTTGTGTGATCTTCGCGCCTTCGCCCTGGCGTTGGAGACGGCTGTACATGCTGTCGTAGATGTCTTGAGCGGCTTTGATCGCTTTCGCGCTCCCGGTCTGCTTTGCCTGTTGAAGATACTGCTCGGCACCAAGAGCTGCTTTTAGCCGTTCTTTTTCAGTCAACGCAGCTTGCCACTTCTCTGGTGCAACACGAACACCGCCTTCAGGTGTAAACGCAGCGGCGCGTTCGCGGGCAGCACCGATTGCTTGACCCAGATACTCAGGCGTTTGGCGAAGTTCGTATTCGCGCATCTTTGCCTGCATCTCTGGAGATTCTGGAGGTATGTCTTTGATGCCAAGACGTTGAAGTTCTTTTTGTCGTGTTTGCGCTCTTTTCGCTTCAGCAACCTGCTCCTGAGCAAGACCCTGAACCATGCTTTCAGATGTCTTGTTAATGTCCAAAAGACTTTGATAAGCATCTTCAAGTCTCTGCTCATACTGCTTTGCAACGAACTCTGGCAACGTGGTCGGATCGCTGATGACGCGAGCAACATCAGGATCGTTGGCCAACTCCTGAATTCGCTCCTTTGGAATCTTAAGCTTAACGCTGTTGGCAGCTTCCTTGATCAGTGTCTCGGTGGGTTCAACCTCAGACTTCCACCAGTTCTCGTACTGCTTGGCCGCTCGCTCCTCGCTGATAGGGCGATTGCGCTGCTCCGTCTCAGTTCCGAAGAACTGCTCAGGAGCCACCTTTTCTTTCCCAATCCCAAGACGCTCTTCACGAGGAGCGGTAAACTCCTCGGGCGTTTCAGAAAGCAATCTGGCTCGTTCCAGATCCAACTTCTGAACCGGACCCTCTTCCGGTCCTTCTGACATGCCAAGCTTGCGACCCAACTTGGTGGGGCGATTGAAAAGTGTACCAAGCGCAATGTCCGCCGCGAGCCGTCCACCAGAGAACTCTCCTCCCTGAGCAACATCGGCAACCTGTTGGCCAGTAGCCTGTGCTACGTTGGCTGCTACGTTGACAGCGGGTTCAACGAATCCCGGCTTGGTGATCGCTTCGCGCAGCGTAGCCTGACGAGTCAGTGGCCTACCAAGTTCGCTGAGTCCCTTGAGAGAAGGGCGAGCGGTCAGAGCGGTGGGTGCAAATCCACCAACGTAAGAAGCAACGGGCTGCTCCTCCTGAGCTTGAGACAGTTTCTGAATGGTCTCAGGAGAGTATTTCTCAAGCAGTGCCTCTTGAGCCTTGCTCGCTCCATACGAAGTTCCAAAGCCACCAATAAGCCCACCGATAACAGATCCTGCTGCGGCACCTACTGGACCCAGCGGTGCGCCAAGCAAAGCTCCACCCTTAGCACCTGCAATCGCTCCAGGAATACCCGCAAGCGCAGGAACCGCGCTGGCAGCAGCCGATCTGGCTCCAGCTTCAAGTTTCCCCATGATTGGGTTTTCAAAGACATTCCCCTCCGCATCTATGTCATAGATCTCTGGATCGAGTTTGTTTTCGATCAACCAATCACGCTGATTCTTGGTCATATTATTAGCGGCTTAGTTTATCAAACATGCTGCCAATCCACGGATCATTCAGTTCATATTTAGAATACGTTCCACTCGGACTGTATTTAGACTCACGCATCGCCTGAGCAGACTTGTTCATGGCATCAATGTACAAACGGTTCTGAACCTCTTGTGGCAGATTGCGGAACTGTTCAGCGGGGAAGTTCTGGGAAACAACGGTTCTCGGAGTTCTCTGATAAACGCTCGCTCCAACTTGCTCGGGCTGTACATTCAGCTCGCTTGCAACATCAGTGTAGAACGGGGTGGTCAGAGTCTGCCTTGCTCCGTATGCAGAAGCTCCACCGCGAGATTCAATTTCAGCCAGCTTTCTGTTGATGGCAGCAAACTCTTGTTCAGGAGACATGGGTCCAAGAGCTTGAGGTTCAGGCTCAGCTTGAGGTTGTGCAGCAATGGCGGCAGCAGCACCGGATCTAGCCTTTCCAGAACCTCTTCCAACCATCGACTCACCTTCTCCAGCAGCCGGTCCTTTTGCTATTGGCTTTGCAGGACCCGCTGTCGCCGTACCCGCCGTACCCGCCGCACCCATACCTCCGTTGAGGCCAGCTTGAGATAAAACACCATACGCCTTCTTCATCTCTTCAAGTTGAGGAGCGATGCCTTTGATCTCATCTGCTGTCATCTCTCCAAAATCAACATTGAATGAACTGCCATCCTCAGTCTGACGCATCGAGACTTTGTATGGAGAACCCTTTTTCCCCATAAAAAAATCAGGGTTTGAATCTTGAAATTTTCTTACAAGATCAGAAGGGCCTTGAACACTGACATCACCGTTAGCGTTTCGGCTGACGAACACCTTACCCTCGTCTTGCTTGGCTCGACGAGCCTCTTCCTGCTTGCGAAGCGAAACATCGGAAGCAGCTCTCATTCTACGAAGAGATGCAATGTCCATGCTCTCGTATGGGCTAACAACGCCAGCTTCAACTGCGGCACGTTCAGTCGGACCCATTTCCGCAGTGAGTTGGCCAATTAATCCTGCTTTTTCAGCAGCTTCCTTTTGATCGACCGAAAGCCTCTGAAGCCGTCCTATTTGGCGACCAAGCTCTTGAGATTGTTCAACTGGTCCAGTGATATATTTTCCAGTCAAAGCCTCTTCTGTTCCAGCCGTTTCAAGCAAACGCCTGCGATTTTCCGTATCGGTTCGAGCGGCCTCAAGTTCAAGCTGCCTCTTGAGCATTTCAGCTTGCTGAAGCTTCATGCGCTCAATCATTCGCTGCTCGGTACGTTTGTCTAAATCCTCCTGAAGCAACGCCTGACGCGCACGAGCGGCTTCCTGAGCCTTCTCGGTGCTGCCAGTAATGGCACCGGCAAGACCACCTGTCAGAACATTGAGAAGGCGAGTCGGAACACCCGTGCGATATTTGGATGCCTGTTCAAGCGTTCCAACATCGGGATAATTTTGTGTAGCCATAGATCAGTATCCTCCAGCGAAAGTGTTGCGTTTACGAAGTGTTCCGGGTTCGACGGGCATGGGCATTGCGCTGCGATCAGGATTGAGTTCGCTCCCCACAGGCTCAGGAACGGGCGCGGAGCCATATTGCTTCATGCGCTCTTCCATCCGCCGCTGAAGTTCATCCTGAATGATCTGCTGCTTCGCGATATCGCGCTGCTCCAGCTTCTCGTTCATTCCACTGGCCTGCCCGTAGATTCCTCCAGTGAGGAGGTTCCCGAGGCGTTCCATGATGCTGGGATCGTACTTGGCGGCTTCGCGCACCAGCTCTGGGTTAGCGCGGAAAGCAGCGGCCTCGTTGAGCTTCTGCTCTTCGAGTTCCTTGTCGCGCCCGCTGAGGTTGTTGTACAGCCCAGCAGTGGCGAAGTTGGCGGCGTTCTGTAGGAAGTTCTCGAAAGCCATAGTGTTAGTACATCATCGATCTACCTGCGCTTCTTCCGCGCATCACCTTCATCGCCGCAGCGAGGATCTCATCGGGGTCATAGTTGACGTAGCCCATGTACGGACTTCCGAGAACATCAGCGCGTCGAGCAGGGATCGGAACCGTGGTGGGTTCAACAAGATCGGGCTGGTTGTACTTTGGAAGGATTGAGACGTTTGGTTTCTGAGGAACAATCGGGGGTCGAGCCAGATCCTGAATCGGTTCCTGCGGGAGAGGAGGAAGCGGGATGACGGGTGTCCTACTTGGAGCTTGGATGAGCGTTGATCCACCGGAAGTGACGATGGCCTGATCCTCGCGCTTGGTGACGGTTGGATATGTTCCGGGGACAAACGTAGATTGCTGCGGAGCAGGATTGTAGTAATCAGGACCAAGGGTTTCATCCCCCGGCCCAGTTCCACTTATCACCAGTGTCATTGACAAGCACATCACCAACCCGAGTTCCGGGCATAGTCGGAACCTCAGTACCCCACATCTGATATCCACCACCGGGAACGAGGTAGAGTTTATCAACGGCAGGAGTAGGCGTTTGATTCGGTCCTGCTGGCTCCGATTCAACGCCCCCTGAGTTGTTGATGCTGGTATCGTTCGCCATAGATCAGGCTTTGGGAATCATGCTGTTGATCCGACCGATCATCCAGTCGGCCACCAGCTTCTTCGCCTTCGGCTTGTCCTTGAGCCACTTGGCGAACTTCTCGGCATTGCTGTCATAGAAGCTCTTGAACCAAGCGGGACCAACGAGTTCCTTCCAGAAGAAGAACGCCTCCCACTGATCGGGAATGCACTCGCGAGCGACGGAACACATAGCTGCGCCACCGAGTGCGCCGATAGCACCAGTAACACCCTTGACGATAGCCAGAGGAGAATTGGCCTGCGAAGCCTCGAACGCATTCTGCGCGTTCTGGAGAGCGAAGCTGGAACCAGTCTGGAGCAACTAACGGAGACGCACCCTGCTGGAGGCCGGGAAGCTGAGCGGCTTGCGAGACGATGGGCTGGAGACCGAGAGCAGATTGAATGTTCGCAATGTTCTGCTGCTGCGATCCCTGACGCTGTTGTTGCGAAGCCATCTGGCCCGCAAAGGTCTGCTGCTGGGCGGTGTTCCGCTGGCCGGTGGCTGCGAGGATGTTTTGGAACGCTTCCTGAGCCTGACGATTGGCGACATCGCTGGTGGTCTGACCGCTCTGGAGTAGGCCAAGAGCCTGCTGACGGCGTTGGACATCGGCATTGGAGATAGCCTCACCAACCGCCCGCGCCTCGCGGAAAGCGGAGAGGTTGCCAAGGATGTTACCGCTAGCAGCACCACGAGCGCGAACAGCCTGCTCAGCAGCTCGGATCATCGCGGGATCAAGCGTTCCGGCCTGAGCAAGACCGGCACTGATCTGGCGTTCGAGGTTGCTGCGGATGTTCGCGGCCTCGCCGGTATCCTGCGGACCAGTGGGCATCCCGACGCGCTCATAGGTAGGAGCAGCGGGAGCGGTCTCTGAAATAGGACGTTGCCCAATGTCCTTCAGGAACTGGGCGTAAAGTCCAGTTTCACCAGGTTTGCCATCAACACCAGGAGTGCCATAACGCTCGGGATCAAGAGCTTGAAGTTCTTTTCGTCGTTGCTCGGCAAATTTGGTGCCGTATGCTTCAGAAGCAGCGAGTTGCCGTTCCGCTTGAATAGGCGCGAGATCAGCCAATGCTTGGCCTATCGCTTTGGTCAGAGCGATGTCCGAAGTTTTACTGAAATCTACAGGTCTAGTTCTTCCGGTATCGACACCTTTTTCGTAAATAGGAACGTCAACAGTGGTGCCTATCCGAGAAGCCGCCTCGATTTGACGCTGGATCGGAAAAGTCTCGATCGAGGCCATAACCGCTTCGCGGTTTGCCGCCGCCATATCCGGTGCTTTATATGTTCCGCCCATAGGAAATCCTTCGGTTCATTAGGAGTTTGAAGTATCTGTTGAAATCGTACAAACGGGAAACGCCTCTGCTGAATCCTCCAACCTTGGTGACCTTATCGGAGCATACGGTCATCATGGCCAACCAGAGCGTCTGAACAGCCTCTGGTTCCACACCAACCACCATCTCGATCCACGCGATGTGTCCATCGGGGAAGTTGTTGTTGATGTCTTCCGCCTCCTCGATGGAGTTTAGGAATCGCACGGCTCCGACACCGATGCATTCACCCTTCTCGTTCTTGATAATACCGAGTTGGCGTATCTTGTTGAATATGCCGATCCAGTTCAGGAGCTGATCATCGTTCCACGTGGAACAAGTAGGCCAGTGCTGTCGCAGCAGCTTGGCCGCTTCGATAATAGATGGATGCGCGTTCATTGCTGAGGACGCACAGAATCGACGAATCCAGATACAATCGCGGATTGGAATGACAGGCGACCTCCCGAGTTGGTTTCAACCTTGAACTGGATCGAGTTCCACCGGCCCTTGCTGATCAGGTTGTAGGCTTTCAGGAACTTTTGCGAGTTCGTGATGCTCAAGTTGGGATCGATGGTGGAGAACGTCCCGCTCATGTCCTTGGCGTAGGAAACCGTCACACCCGTGTTTTGGGTGGTGTACGGGTTATCGAACGCGAGCTGGACGCTGTAGCCGATCTTGTCGGGGATGGGTTCTCCCAGGGTGAACGCCTTGGTGATGACGCTCGACTGATAGCTGGAACCGCCATCGAGATAGGACGACACCTGAGTCGGGCTGGTGCGGGTATTGGGCAGGTAATCGTTGAAGGACCAGATCTGTCCACCGCCCTCGGCCACTGCGGTCATATCGCCCGCGAACATCAGCACTGGTCCGAAGTTGGCGAATGAGGTGGTGAAGAAGTCGTTCACCTGCCAGTTGTCCCAGTAGCCAAGCCAAGAGCGGGCCAGTGAGTGGTAGACGATGATCGCGTTGTTGCGAGGGATTAAGTCTTCAAGTTCGAGCGAGAACCCGTTTTCGAGAAGGATGGCGTACTCGCTTTCGAGACCAACACCGAAAGGTCCTTCCTGAACGAACGGAACCGCGAGCATGTACCTATTGTTCCAGAACACTGCATCGCAGAGTTCCAGCTTGGTCTTATCGATGCGGCTGATGAGATCGTTGATCGGGCTAGAGAGCGCGAGGCCAACGCTGGTCTGGGTGCCCGCTTGGATCTGGGCCATCGACCGGATGCCATCACGCGAGAGGAAGAACACATCGGCACCGACAGCAGCGATAGACCGGTGCGATGAGCAGCCGATGTTTCCGCTGATGATCGAGATGGACCAATCGGCAGGATCGAGCGTGGGATCAGCATCCACATACCAGATGGACCGCTCTTTGAACACGATCAGTCGGTATCCGAACCACGAGTAGAGACCGCGAATAGGATCGCCATCACCGCCCACGCGAACGGAGCCGAGAGGGTCCCAGGATTCGCCATCGAGGATGTCCGAGAAGTAGAGGGTATCGGGTGTGATCGCGGTATCCGCCGAGGCGCACCAGAGACGATTGGTGTGCGTGGTCAGATAGATCGGCTTGCTCGGAGGCGCGAGCGAAACGAAAGCGACTGCATGAGACTGGTTGGTCGGAGATATGGTGACCGTTGGGGCGGTGATGTACCCGCTTCCAGGGTTTAGAATTACGATGGAAAGAATCGCTCCATCGCCACCAATTCTTGCTTCCGCAGTGGCCGTGATTCCGCTCGGAGGAGCGGCTATGGTGATTGTTGGGATTGTGCTGTGGCCGCTTCCCTGATTGATAACATCGATGCGGCTGATCTTTCCGGCTGCAATGGACGCATTCGCATTCGAGCTGTTCACATACTTCAACGAGTTGTAGCCGTCCGAGTAGAACAGCTTCTCGTTGAGCTGGGCGAAGTAGACGTAATTGGCCAGCGGGCTGAACGTGGAGCCAGAGATGAGGTTGTACGAAACGCCAGGGGAACCAGTGTACAACTGGTTGGTGTTAGCGTTGATGTCATTCAGGGCGATGACCAGACGCTCTGATGCGGACGTATCGAAGTAGAAGCCCGAGTAGACTTGGCAGTTGATCGGGAGATTGGACGCGAAGTTGGAAGTGGTAGACTCCCAGTTCGTGATAACGTTTTCCCAGTTGTCGGTGATGCTGTTGCCAATCAGCGAAACGGACCCGAGGCGAGTGACCAGATTGCCGAAGTCATCGTAGTCCATGTTGATGGCCGACTCCAAGCTGGTCGCTGGAATGGCATCTGGACGAGTACCGGAAACGACACCAGTGCTGAACCCATTGCTTCCATCCAGAAGCATCTGGTCGTCGAGTGCGTCTGAGGATTGGAATGGCATTAGGTGATGTCCTGAAAGGTGTAATCGTAGAGGCTGTCAGGAATGATCCGGCTGATCTGCTGCTGCTGACCTCGCTCCATGTCCTTCATAATGGAAACCTGAGCGGCTCCCTCTTGGTACTTGGCTTGGGCTTTGCCGTACTGCCGTGAGTATTCGAGGAGATCGCCTTCGGTGTAGGCCATCAGTGCATTCTCAACACCGTGCAGCTCGAAGTTACTGTCGTTGGTGATGGCAATCGTCTCACCGAACTGGCGCATCTGGGACTGCTTCTTGCCGAGGACGAAGAGCGTTCCGTTGACGTTTGGAACCGGGATGAGCTTGATCCTCGGAACACCGGCAAGTCCGTAGGCAACGTCCATGTTGCGGACCCAGTTCACGAAGTTGTTGGGCGTGGACTTGCGGCTATCGACGTTGTTCCAAGTGTTGGGATCGAGCTGGAAGAACGAGACCCATTCAGCGGACGGGATCTCGATGCCATCGGTATCTCCGCTGATCGTGAACTTCGCGGCCACCGGGAAGTCCATGTACATGTTGTACCCGGTGTTCGAGGAGTAGGTTGTGGTGACGAAGGTGTTGATCGTATTGATCTCATCCCCATCAGCGACAGAGATCGAGGTCACTCCGAGGGTATCGTTCCACAAACACGAATCCCAGATCATGGAGTAGCGACGAATGCAGAACCTCTTGGCCAACGCGAGCGTGGCAGAGTCCGTGAACGACAGCTTGTCGCAGGCCGCTTGAGCTACTTCAGAGGGTTTCATTAGGCGAAGAACTCCTGAACCACAATAGTTGATGTTGCGCTTTGCTGGCTATAAGCAGAGACATTGTAGTTAAGATACATATTATTAGATCCATATATATGAATCTTATATGTATACGGAGTTACCGTTGTAATTCCGGTATCAAAGAACTGAATCTTAACATTGTTAATAGCCTCGATTTCTCCGTCCTCGTAGCTTGCGGAAGAAATACCAACTATTCCCATTCCAGTGCTTGTTCCGATCTCGGTTCCATTTCGAGTAAGCCTGAACGTGCAGTTCTTTGAATAGCTTGTTGAAAAAGAGTAATTGATAACTGCGGAGACAAGTATCTTTGATCCACCGCTTCTTGGAGTGATTGTTACAGCAATAACCTCTGTTCCAGAACCACTTGTGGATGCAGCAATGGTTGATCTCGTAGTGATTGCAGTTTGCTTACACTGCGGAGCATTTGCTGACGTTTGAACGAACTGGAGTGAGTCTGAAGCCCTGAGCCTTCCGGTGGAATCAAGAATGATAACCTTATCGGTATCAACATCAACATTCTGAGTAGTGATATTCGGGAACGTAACCACGTTCGCGTTCACCGTCAGAAGATCGGTTCCGGCGTTTCCGATGGTGCTGTTGCCGTTTACGGTCAGGTTTCCGGTGGCGAATAGGTTGCCGCTGGTTGAGATGGTTCCAGTGGCAGCGATGGTGCTTGAGAAGGTGGCAGCACCAACGACGTTTAACGTATCACCAAAGTAAACCGCTCCGGGGATATCAACCCCACCGTTGAACGTGGCGAGACCACTACAACTCAGGGTGTTGAGGGCTGTATTTGTTCCAACGGATAGGTTTCCAGCGAGGCTGCTTGAGGCGGCAGCGTTTGTCTGAGTGATGCTTCCATACACCGACAAGTTGCTTCCGATGATGATGTTTCCGGCCCCTCCAGTTGAGATGTTTCCGGTAACCAGCAGCGTTGATGAAATCGTGGTGGCTCCCGTGACGGCCAAAGTGGACGAGAGGGTTGTGGCACCGGTCACACCGAGAGTGGAGCCGATAGTGGCCAATCCAGTGACTGCGAGGCTGGAGGAAAGCGTTGTAGCTGCGGCGACACCCAAAGTACCGGCGATCTGAGTATTACCGCTTGCAGAGGCAACTGTGAGCTTGCTGGTGGCAACGCTGAAATCACCTACGATGTTCGCGGCGGTGGTGGAAAGCTGGAGTGAGGAATCGGTTCCGCCGCCATCGCTGACGCTCTTGAGGGTTCCGCTGAGGCTGGCGTTGTCGGAGGTCTTGAGTAGGCCAGTGTAGGTTGCTGCTACTGAACTGCCTGTAAGTGGGGTTGCCATACTATTCCTTGGGAAGTGCGTACCATCCTTCGTGGATTGTCACGCGGTTTCGACTTTTGATGATTTTGCCGTCCGCATCCTTGGCCCACACATGGGCTTTGACGCTTTCAGCCAGTCTGACTGGTTGTCCTGGAGGAACCATTACCACTCTTGTCGGTGTGCATCCCGGCAGCATCAATGCGAGCATTGAGGCGAGCCACGAGGCTTTGATCTTTGGCTCCGTCTTCACTTGTTTGGTCCTTCTGTTCCAGCAGCTTGTCGAGTGCTGCTTTCATCAGTCCCTGTGAGACGCTGGCTAGGGGGTCCATGTTTGATGAGTTTTGCGTGGAAGATTGAAGCCCAGACGAAGATCCCTGCGAGTCCGCAGTTCATTAGGATCTCGGTGTCTGGTGGTGTGGAAAGGGTCAGGCAATTCCCGAGGGCACCGGCAGCGGTTCCTGCGAGACAAATGCGGAGTACTAAGCTACCGCCAACGTGGAATCGCTCAACGATTCCGCCGGTTCGATAGAGCAGTACCATGAAAGCAGAAACGCCAGCGGCAAGGACTCCGCTGGCGATCACATTAACGATGGTTGCGAGCCTCATTTCTTTCGGAATTTGTCGATCACGAATTCGACACCGTGCAGTCCTAGGAAGCCCATGATGAAAGCCGCTGCGTACTGGGTGTTGGAGTTCTGCATATTGAATGCATCGACCACCAGCGGCGTGAGGTAATTGGCCGATAGAGTACCGGCCATGAGTGAGGTGAGAGTAGTGAACCAGTTCTTATGTCCGTCCTTTTTGACGGTCACAAGTGAACCAGCGAAGCCAGCCACGAGTAGCCCGATGTTAATTCCAAGATCTCGTAGCTGATCTTTCACTTACTCTTGTCCTCCGATGAAGCGTCTTGGGCTTTGAGCGATGCGAACATCGCACCGGCACCACCGACAGCGGCGGCGATGGCGTTGGCCATATCACCAGCGATGGCCTGCTTGATTGAAACGGAGAGCGCGGCCAATAGGACAGCGACTCCGCCAGCGGTGGTTTTCCAATTCTTCATTCTGCTTTAGGTGGTTGTGCGGCTGCGATGATGAGGTCGGCCAATGGAACTCCTACTTTTGCGCTCAGTGGTAAGTTCGATTGTAATCATGCCGCCGGAGCATCCGAAACAACCGGCTGTTCGTCAACAGCGGCGACAGGAGTTTCCGCATTGACGAGCGGCGGCTCCACCTGCGGAACGATTTCCACCGGCGGTAACCACGGCAGCGGAGGAGCGATGATCGGCGGGTTGATCTGGTTCTCGATTTGCGCGGCGACGTTCGCTTCGATGGCCTTTTGATCGACGCCATTGCTGAAGCACCAGCCGAGGACTTGCGCTTCGGTCAACTGATCGTAAGGAGTGAAGCTACCAGACGGCGGAGCGAACGAGCATGAGCCGTAGCAAGTGCCGCTGTACTGATCCTGCGAGCCGTTGCATCGCCAATCGGCGGTGATGACGACATCGGTGAGTGAGCCTTCGGTCGGCTTAACGAGAAGGCGTTCGATGATCCAAGATATGTTCATATTAGGCGTTCTTCAGAGCGTTGACTTCAGCCGACAGTTCCTTGATGGCGGCAACCAGCAGCGGTATGACATCGGTGTAGGCCACGCCAAGTCGATCAGGATTCGACGCATCGACCGCTTCAGGAAGAACAGCTTGGACATCCTGAGCGAGGAGGAACGATCGGCGAGTGTTTGTCTCGTCGGCCTTAAACTTGCCGATAACCGCTCGCAGAGAGCCAACCTTAGCGACAGCGTTGCTGATCGGCTCAATGATGTCCTTCAGTCGCTCGTCGGAAATGCCGGTCCAAGAAACCGCGCTGGTTCCATTCAAATAAACACCGAATGAACCGGATGCGCTGATGATGAAGTTGGTTGCATCAGCATAAGGTCCAACAGCCCATTTTGTCGTTCCCGCATCAGTCGAAAGAGTGAGTCTGGTTGCCCAAGCCGAAAGCGCACTCGTCGTCCCCACCAACAGATTCCCGCTCGCGTCGAGCGTCATCGCGGTCGTGAAATTACCCGTTCCATTGATAAGCGCACCAGCAAGTCCGGTCGCAGCAATTCCCCATGTGTGTGCGCTGTTGTACTGTGTGTAATACGAAGCAAAACCGTTTGCTTTGTACACGCTTTGGGCCGACGAGTTTATGAACCAATTCGATGCGATTGTAGGAGCAGAAATCGACGAGTTGGTGAATAGCGAAGGACCGCCCTTCAGATCAATAACCGTGTACCCACTCTGCCACGCACTCGGCGTAACCCCCACGCCGACGTTGCCGGAACCGTCCATTACGACATCGCTGACATATGAAGAACCGTTCCAGCGTTTAAACGTCAGTGCTGTTGAACTGGTACTTCCACTGGCACTAATCGTTCTTTCAGACCCTGTTGCCATCAAGATTTCACTTGTGGCTCCATCAATCTTAAAATTGCCGCTTATGTGCAGCTTGGCAGTAGGACTAGCAACCCCCACGCCCAGCCCCGTGGAGTTCAGGGTCATTCGGGTGCCGCCTGCGCCGTCTAACCAAGTGAAGACGCCAGAAGATTGGACTCGGTACTGCAAATTACCACCGGCAAAAAATTGAGTTTCACTCCAAGTTGCGGAGTTGCCAAACAGCAACGAAGTGCCGCTGGAAGAAACGGTCGTGTCAGCACCTTCGCCGATTGCACCCGAATACGAAATACGTCCAGCGACAGACAGCGGATAGGCAGGCGTCGCAGTAAGAATACCCACCCGATTGTTCGTCGTGTCCACCTTCAACACGTTCGTATCCACCGTCAGATCGCCGGTGATGGTGGCGGAGGCGAGGGTGGCGGTGCCGCCTGCTCCCAGCAACTGGTTCACCGTAATCTTACGGGTGGAACCGGAGCTGGCCATCAAGGTGTCTGCGATATTAACAATCGGCAGAACATCTGTTGCGGGGTTAGTGGTGACCTGTGGGGTCAGCAGTGATGTGATTTTTGTATCTGCCATATTATTCTACGTTTAAGATGAATTTATCTGATCCTTCGGTTAAAACTAAATCAACTCCATCCTCAGCGGCTATGCTATCGTATGTTCCAAATGTTATTACAATCTTGCTGGTTCCATCCTCTTGGAGAATGAAATAGCCACCTTCAAACTCTATCAACAAATAGTCATTGTTTTCAAGCAGGCACCTATCGCCGCTTTCCAACAGCAACATGCAATCAAACCCGTCCTCCTGAAGCAAATCTCTCCGAACGATAGGAGGATCGATAGGGGTGACTGAGCCACCTCCTGCCGATACCAACCTTGTTCCAAGAGCGAGAGTCACCTGTTTAGGAGTTGATCACACCGTTGAACGCCACCACTGCACCGAACGAAAGCTGGAAGCTCTGGATCGGTCCAGGGAGCGTGATACCAGCCGGTATGGTCGCCGTGGACCAAGTGCCAGTGATGTTGTTTCCGGTGATCGAAGTGAAAGTGGTCGGGGCAACCGTGGTCACCGCAACGAATGGGCCAGTGGTCAGGCTCGTGGCGGTCACGAGGCCGAAGCCCGAAACGCCCATCGAGTATTCAATGGCCAGATTAGTTTCAATGCTCATATATCCCAGATCTTCCGAATTTGATTCTTGCTGAAAGTGCTTTCAAAGCGGGAACCCTGCCGGTCTTCCATCCGGCTGAATCCCTGTTTTACCTTGTCCTTGAGTTCGGCTTCACGAGCAAAACCGGTGACCCCGAAGCGGGCCACCGGCTGTCGCGTCCACCGTTTCCCATCAAGGACAACAGAGTCAGTACCCATCGGAGCGATATGCTCGATGGACCGGCCATTGTTCTCGAAGGTGTAGATCGGCATGTTAGGACTCCATCTCGCTATCGTACTCAGCGACCATCTCGCGCATACCCTTTTCATCCATAGGGCCTTCGCTCTTCATGGCCTTATCCTTCTTGGACTCGTACTCAGCGGGCATACCGTTCACGCTCTTGATCTCGACGTAGGCTTCGCCGTTTTCGAGCTTCTTGAGAATACCGCGAACTTCATCGAGAACCACTTCATCACCAACCTCAGGAGTGGCCTGCTGGCCATCTTCCATGTCAGTGGAAAGAGCCTCGACCGGAATAGAAATCATGGGCGCATTGTTGTCAGCCTCATCACATCCGCAAGCGGAATGAGAAGGGGCACCACCGATTGCT